AGCATACTTTACACCCATATAGTTTGCAAACTCCTTTTCAAGAAGAGACACTAACGAGTTATCAGATGTATATCGAAATAAATCTCCAGATATTAATAATTTATTAATATCGTCTTTCGCAGTTTTGGGGATTGGCTCTGCGTTATTAGTTTTTATCATAAAGTAGCATCCTCCATGCCGGCTACACGTAGTTTAACAACGTTTGTAATTTGCCACTGCTTCTGATCAAGAGCTTTGAGTACGCCTAACCACTTGTTACGCATGAGAGCAAACTCGTTGATAATCTTTTCATAGTCAACAACGTCTGCCTCACCGTCAACGTATTTTTCAACGTCACGGCTTGACAGAGCTCGTTGATAGTTTTCTAGATACTTTTTGAAGTAAGAGCTACGCAATCGACGTAGCTCTATATTCATATAGTTTAGAATTGCTTCGATTTCTTGCAGTTGATTAAAACGGTGTTCTACAATACCTGGCATTTGTGCAGCCGCTTTTTCAACATTTCCTGAAAGCTTACACTCGTTTTTTGCTTGTGCAAGTTCATTTTCAAAATATGCTACTGCATCAGGAATTTTGCTAATGTCGCGGCTTATTTCACTATACCAGCCCATATTTTAGTCCCATTCATCATCGTAAGGATCTTCATCTAGATCTAGGTAGTATGTAATTGCATAATCTAGATTAGAATCAGTTCCTAAAGCACTTTGGAAAGTTTCGTCATCTACGCCGTAGTCTGCCAAGAGATCAACATATCTCTCGGCAGCGGTTTCAATGTGTTTTTTATCAAGATACTCTTTGAACATCATCCATACGTCGGATATCTGTCGCTCATCCATCAATTTGTGGCTCCTCGTTTTGATCTACGGTTGCTTCTTCGTCAACTTCAGCGGTATTTACCACTTGAGCTTCTTTAAGTTCAAAATCAGCAATCACACGATCAAGGAGTTCGCCTGTCCAGTTTTTACGATATTCAAGAATTTCTTCACCATCACTTGTAGTATACCTATAACGGTTGCCTTGTTTTTCTAGCAATCCTTTTGCCTCAAACAAATCAAAAAGTCCACTGTATGGATCCATACCAGTTTCGTATGGGATCTTAACTTGTACACTTTCAAAAGGTTTAGCATAACGAGTTTTCATAACCTTACAGGCTGCACGAATACCGTGTACCTGTGAAGTTTTAACACCATCAGCATCTTCTTTTAGTTTCAACTTCTTCATTGCAACTACGATACTACTTGCATAGATAAAACCCTGGCCGCCTGCAATCTTGTCGTCTGGATCAAACATATCTTGCGAAGCATATGTGTGGTTAGTCGCACACAGTCCTACATTGTGAGCACCAAACATGTTTACACAGTTTGTAACAAGTGCTTTAAGTGCCTTTGCTTTACGACCCATGTCGCCTTTCATGTCACCTGCATCAAACTGATTAAGCTCAGTTGGCGACATAAGCATACCAAGACTGTCAACTACAAACAATACCTTAGGGCGATCTTCTTCACTCATATCTCTATAGTCTTTCATAAACGTAGAGATAGTTTTAGCAACATCATCGATCATTGCCATATTAAGTTTTAGTAGTTTGTCTTCTGTGGTTTCTACGTCAAGTGCTTGTAGCCATGCTTCGTCGAGTGCGTTCTCTGAATCAATAAGAACTACAAAGATACCTTGGTCCTGTGCAGCCTTAACAATATTGCCTGAACAGATATACGATTTACCTGCGCCTGATTCTCCTGCAAATACACTTACCTTTCCTAAAGGAATGCCTTTACTAAAGTCGCCACTGATAAGATAGTTGAGTGCATAGTTACCTGTGCTAATCCAATCTGTAGGATCATTAAAACCGGTACTCATGCCTGTGATTGATTTTGTAAGTTGTGTTCTAAACTTACTAGGATCAAACGCCTTTGTTGCCATAATATTCTCCTAATCTAAAAAGCGTAAAGAACCCCCAAGCAGTCCTTTTCAGCAACTGATGGGGGCCGTGTTATTACTGTCCTTGACGTGCGCGGATCATTGCAAGAATGTCTTGTGCGCCACCGCCTTCTGCTGGTGCTGCCTCTTCTGTCGCAGGAGCAGGTGCTGCCTCTGCTGTAGGAGTTGGCTCAGGCTGCGGTACCGGAGCGGGCGTAGGCGTTGGAGCACTTTGACTAGTAGCAGTCGCCTGTGGACTTGCTGCCTGTGTTGGATCACCAGTACGTGCCTGCATACCTGCTGGACGGAAGTATTGGCTCCAACGATCTGCGTCATATGGTTCGCCGTCTACACTTGCTTCGAACATTTCGTGCATTACTTTTAGCTCAACGTCAGTTGGCTTTTTAGGTAGGAAGTCTGATAGATTAAACAGTCCGTGTGTGTTAACTGCCTGCATCTCAGCATCAGTAAGTGGACGCTCACGACGTGCCCAGTTACTTGTGCCATAGTCTGCATAGCCACCTTTGCTTCCTTTGTTTAAACGGAAGTCTACACCTGCTGTGTAATCTGTTGGCAATTCTTCCATATCTGGATCAAGCAAGCTCTGCTTGATGATTTGGAAAATCTGTGGACCAATGATAAAACGACGAATTGGATTTTCTGGTGTTGAATCATCGGTTAGCTGATTATCTGTTACAAAGCCCTGAAAGATGTAAGAACGCTTCTTCCAATACTTACGACCCATATCTTCTAGACTTGGATCTTTAAACCAGCCACGTACTTCGTTAAGGATATTACATGTTTCGCCATACATTTCCATACATGGAATTTGTACCTGTACTGGGCGACTATCTGTTTCACCTTTGATGCCTGCGAATGGAAGTTTAATCATCAAACGTTCTGCCCAGAAAAAATCGTTATCTGGGTTACCGTCAGGAAGGAAACGAAGTGTTGCTGTTTCGCCTTCTTTAATATTCCAAAATGGGTAAATTGCATTGTCTCCGGGACCGGAGTTTGAGTTACCTGATGAACGGTTCTCTTGTTCTTTGAGCTTTGCTCTAATCTCTGCTAATGATGCCATAGTTATGCCTCCTATTGTTTTGCCTATGTGCTTTGTGCCTTATTTTGTGTAGCACATGTTATATACTACACAAACTTATTTATCTTGTCAACCTATTTTTAACAAGATTTTCAAGAAGTTAGCCGAAACTATTAAAGTCCGGCTAACTTTCTTAAATCTTCTGATTCTCTTGCGTATTCGTCTTTAATACGGCCTAGTTCTTCTTCGCTTGCACCTTCCCTGCCTGCCTGCGCAAGTTTTGCCATACCTTCTTTGCCATATTTTTTCTTGCCGATATGATATTGTAGGCCTGATTCTTCGACGTCTGCATCTTTGTATCCCATTACTTCTGCTACACGGTTATTGACCATTTCAATAAATTTCTTTGCAGGTTCAATATATTCATCGCCGTACTCTTTTTCTACCATAGTTAGAACAGCAGTTTCTCCTTTCGGAAACTGTCCAGTATTTCTATCAAAGTATGAAAGAACAAATTCAGTTACTGGAATCTTTTCTCCGTCTACTTCCATTTCGTCATCGTTGTTGGCTCTTGCTTTGGCTAGTGCTTTTGTAAATTTATTACCTTCAGTAGCATTGTCGCTTTCTTTTTCTTTTTCGTGATGCTGACTAAGTTCAATCCAAAGTGCTCTTGGCTTAAGACCTTCTTCTTCTCTTTCTGCATCGTAGTCTGCCTTTGCTTCGTCTGGAACACTAATCTTTTCACCCACGCCTGCATCAAGCACAGCCTTTGCTAGCATGTCCTGATACTTTTCACTAATACCTATGATATTCATATAGGTTTTAAGATTCATGTGTCCTGATAGGCCTGGCTTGCCTTGCTTGAACTCGTCGTCATATGAACTAACCAATGGATTCTCATCAGTTGTTATTCTATCACCACTAGGTGCATCACCACGTGCTTCAAAGAATGTGTCAAGATCTAGCATGTCTACACCTTCTACCTTAACACACTTGTCTTTGTATGTTCCGTCTGGCTTGCGCTCTCTGCCTGCATAGCGATAGCCTTTCCAGCATGCCTTGCCGTCTACACCTTTTTTCTTTTCTTCTGAGAACTGACCCATCATTTCTTCAAATGCATCTTCCAGTTCGCTTTCATACTTTTGGAATCCACCAGGTGGTAGACCTCTTGTTGCACCATCTGGACCTGTGCCCATGAAATATGGCATTTCAAGTTCCATACCCACTTGAAGTTCTTCTGGCTTAGAAATGTTGTTCACCATCATTAATTCTTGTACAATTTCTTCAATGTCTGCACCTTGGAAGTTTGCGTTACGGAATTTTTGTGCAATGCTGTAGAGTGTATCACCTGATTGTACTGTATAACTTTCTGCAGGACGTTCTACTTCTATGTCATCCACAGGAGCTTCGCCTAGCAACTCTTCTGGAGTAATTTCTTTTGCACGGGTAACTTCACTTACAAGCTTGTAGATATATGGAAACACATCTGCTAGTTCTTCATTAAATTGTTTGATAGTAAGTTGTTCAATCCAGTTCTCTTTAACATCTTCTGGAACATCTTCAAACACAGGCTTTTCAAAATTAGCAACAGTTTCACCATAGAAAGATTCTTTTTGGAGATTTTTAAGATCTTTCTTGATTGATTCCATTCTTTCTTTAACAACATCAACGTATTCCGCAAGACTTTCTGCCATTACACTTGAGCGTCCTAGGTAGGTTTTAAACTTGCGAAGTTTACCAAGCTCTTCGCTAAGACCAGTAATGTGCTGACCAAAGTCGTCGTATGGCTTTCCGCCTTCTGCTACGTGGCGAGCCATTGCTCTTGCACCACTTAGATGACGATACGGATAAATGAATCTTTCGCCTTCAGCATTTTCTACATATATCTTTTGTATGTGTCTTGCTCTATCTGATGGCATATCTTGATTAATATTCTGTGAATGCTTGATGGTTATTCTTGCATCTCCAATGTTCTGGAAGCTGGTCTTGCTCGTTCCATACATAGTTGATTCCATTGTAATTTCTCCGGATCGCTGTGTTGCTAAAAACTTGTAATCTCTTCTGTTTAGATTTGATTTTGTAATATTTCTGGTATCAAATTGCAGTAATCTTTTCTTTGCAAAAGTTCTTAGTTCTTTCAAAAAGTTATACCAATTATCTCTAGTAGTATCATCTTCGTTCGTTACAAAATCATTGCTATACATCACACCAATTTTGTCGTCTTCTAAGGTAATACTTACCTTACCCAAACTCTTGCCTTCACTCATAAAATCAAAATCGTAGAATCTTGCACTGCTTGGTTGATTGGTTACATTGCCTTCATCGTCGCCGATAGTAACGCTAGGAAAGCGTCCTCTAATTTTATTAAATAGTTCTTCTGCAATCAAATCTAAGTTTTTCATAGTAATGTATTTATCAATAGTTGCTACTTATAAAGATCGGCATTGGTGCTTCATAATCTTCGTCGTGTTCTGCTTGATTAAAGGTGTTGTATACTCTTGGATCCCAATCTTTGAGTACACTCATCATTCTTAGGGCTAACAGTGTTGCACTAATTAAATCGTCAGTAAGTCCGCTCTTGGCTTGGTAGCTAGATCCTGTTGCTACAAAGCCTTTCAGCTCTGATATCAATGTTTTAGAACGCACAATCATTTTATCATTTTCGATCATTGTCTTCATTCTACTACATGCAGTTATCTTAGTACTATGTGTGGTATTAAATCCTTTGCGGAATTTTCGCACGTGGCCTTTGCGCATAGGCTCTGAAATAAACAAGCCCGGAATGTTTTCCTCGCCAAAGTCGTTTATGACAATTAGAGCTGCTTCGCCTATGCCATTGTTTTCAACGCTCCAATATATTCCTGTTGGATTTTTTGTTTGTTCTTCTATGTACTTACAAATGTCGCTAAGTACTCTTATCTGTCCAGGTATAGCAGTTTGATTGTGCTGCCATTCTGCTACCTGTTCGTATGAAGGCAATTCATATACTTCTATAGCAGCAAAATCGCCTCCAGTGCCCATACTTGGGTCTAATGCTACTACATATGTATATTGACTAGTAGGCTTTTTGTACCAACGTGTTTGCCCCATATTGAGTATAGGGCTTTCGCCTTCCATGGCAGCAAGTTTAATTGAGTTAATAAGAGTTTCATCAAATACTAGGAATTCACATTCATATTCACGGCGGAACTTTTCTTCACCAATGCGTCCAATTTCGTCCGACTTCCATTTTTCATCTCTATCTGGATGTTCACTCCAATGGGCTCTAAAGGAATGGAAGCCGTTAATACCTACATCTTGTTCGTTGCCATGTTCGTCAAATTTTTGCTCAGACTGTTTCCATATAGTAGCAAACGTGTCTTCGTCTGAGTTGGGTGTGCTTGTAATAATAGCACGACCACCTGTTGCTAGTGTAGGTGATATTGAAGTCCAAAACTCTTCCGCAATATTAGGTTGTACGAATGCAAACTCGTCACAGTATAATAGCGAAATACTCATACCACGTCCTGTGTTGCCTGTTGTTGTTTGTGCTACAATACGTGATCCGTTTTCAAATTCAATTGATTGTTTGTTATATGACGTAACACCTGCTCTAATATGGTCTGGACACATTTCGTATACATAACGTACACGAGCCATAATTTCTTGCGCACCTGTATACTTGTGCGCTGCCACAAGAATAGTTTGATCTGGATTAAACATTGCGTACCAACACAAGTATATTGCAGCACAGGTTGTTTTTCCTGTCTGTCTTGGCATCATGTTTATATTAAAACGATAGTTGTGGTAACTATGCATCAATCTTAATTGATATTCAAAAGGATCAAATAATAGTTTGCCTTTTACAGGATGTTGTATGTATGCAAACTTACGAGCAAAATACAAGTAGCCTTCGTCAGGATCCATGCACTGCACGATATCCTGAATTTGTGCTTCAGTATATGTTTCCTTTTGATTTGCTTTTTTGGTTAATACACCATCTAATGATTTTGACATATAATTACTTATCCAAAAAAATAGGGCCCGTAGGCCCTATTGATAACGTTTAAACTATATCAGTCTTTCATTTTTTCTGTAAGTGCTTTTTGTAGTTCGTCTTTGATTGTTTCCATAGCAATAGCGTTATCACCTGGTTGAGCTGCTTTGTATTGCTTTTTACGACGATTTAAACCACCTGCTAGATCATTCTTCATATAATCATCATCTTTGTATTCTTCGTCTGGTTCGTAATCCCACTCTTCAAGCTCTTCGTCTTCGTATGCAGGGGCATCTTTTACACGAATATCATGCGGATGCTTGGGACCATTAAGACCGCCGCCTGCATTTGTAGTTACATCTTCTATTGGGCTAACTGATTCTTCTGGTGAATTAGTCCAACCTGTTGGTTCAGGCTCGTCAACAATACCACGTAGACGTTCCATGTCTAATCTAGCAGGCATCACAGCTACTTCTGGTTCTTGTGCAGCTTCCATGCCTGCATTTTTCATCATATTGATAAGGTCTGCAACATGCTCTTTACCGCTAGCAGTTAGACTAACATTCATTGTTACAGGATTGCCTTGTTCTTCATGCGGAGCCATCATATCAGGAGGACATTCATTTAGCCCTTCAACTGATTCTATTAATTTTTTCATGTCTGACATTATTAGCTCCCTATTGTACTTTTGCTATTATCTGAGTTGTCTATATCTTTTGACTCGCCTGGCTTAATACCATCAATTGGGTCAATTTCTCTTTCTTTGCGAGCTGTTTCTAATTCTTTCAATAGTTCCATAACACGGCTTCCGCCTACACTTTCCTGAGCACTTTCTCCGCCCATATCTTCTGTGTTCAGCATTGCTTCGTATGGCTTTTCTGATTCTGGGTCTGGCTGATATTCTTCTACAGGATCAAACTCACCTCTTACAATTAAGTGTGTATGTGGAATCATGCAATTGTCAACAAGATAGTGTTCAAGTGTGTGAGCAGTTGTTGGATATTGAACTTCTGCTTCGTAATGGGTGACTTCCATGTTTTGTAACTGTGGAAAATCCAAAGGTTTTTCAGTTATAGGAGTCCTTTTTCCTGCACTAAGATTTACAAGTTCAAACTTATTAAGGTTTGTCTCTAAACGATCTTCAAAACCTTCTGGTAGTTCTCCTGCTACTCTGATTTTGAACTTGTATGTTTTTTTAGATTCTGTTAGATAGTCTTTAAAACTTTTCATTGCATGTAATCCCGTATTATAACTTATTTATCTTTATCTAGGCCTTTGAGACGCTCTAACAAGCTGTTTCTATCAGTAACTACATAACCGTCACCGTTTACAATTCCGTCTTCACCTTTAGCAGCACTGTCTTTGTCCATTTTTTCTTTTTTAAGTTGCAGATCAATCATTTTTAGTTTTTTATCCATTTTTGCAACTTTAGCATCTAGGCTTGTTTTAAGCATACTACCTGCAACTTCAAACACACGCCCGCTGTATCTTGCTTCAACGTTCATGCCTAGATCCATTAAATCTTCGTATGCAGTTAAAGCACGGTCTGCTATATCTTCTAGTTCTTCATCTGCTTTTTGACCAAGACCCTTTACCTGAGGTAATGCAGCAGAAATTTTATCAAACTCTGCTATATCACGCATTGTTTCTTCTTGCTCAACTATTGCTGTTTCTTTCTTTTCTGCCTTTTCTTTAGACTTTTCTTTTTCGATAAGTTTTTTAGAATCGGGCAAATTCATAAGTTCTTCTAATTTTTTAGTCATAGCGTTACCATTATATGCTAGTATTATTTATCGTCTGCGGCCTTGATGGAAGATATCTCCTTCATTTACAATTCTAAAGAATATACCTTTTTGTTTGCACCATGCTCTAGCAGCTTCCCATTTTGCTTGATTAACTATCCAATGTGCTTGATTGGTTTTGCTGCGACCCAGTTTTTCCTTAACTGTTTGATTGGCAGGTTTTACTTCAATAAGTTCTACCTTTTGACGACCATTGGCATCTGCATATACTATAAAGAAATCTGGCACATAGATAGTATGCCTGCCTGACAACGGATTTCTATAAGGAATGCGTATGGCTTCGCTTGCCCATTGACTTACACTAGGATGTTCGTCACAAAATCTCATAAAGGCAAATTCCCAACTGCTTCTATATGTTGGCGATCGTGTTCCTACATACTTGTCAGGATTTTTTAGGGTGTATTTGCCCTGTGCGAAACGTGCCATTATACTACGATATTTCTTTTCTCAGTTTTAACAGGTGACTCTGTTCTTCTGTAGCCAAGTGTGCTTGTTCTAGGTCTATTATAGTTTAGTACTTCTGTGACAATTGCACTTAGTTGTACTTCACTTAGTCCTGTCAGTGTATCAAGTAGTGTAAATATTTTTACACCATCAATTTTTGCTTGTTGTAATAGAATAGTAGCAACACTAATTGCTGCGCTTTTATCAAAACCTCTTTTCTCAAAAAAGTTTACTACAGCATCTACTTCATTCGCAGGATAACTTAGTTTCTTTGTAAAATACTGATTGAAGAACTGTTGGACTTCTTTATCACTTCTTTTTACTACTGGTTGTGCTGGTAAACTTGCCATTTTAATTTCCTAATACTTGATCTTCTAATGCTCGTTGTTCGTTTGGTCCAAGTGCTGAATATGCTGCATTGATTTCATTTACTCCGCCTGCACCGCCAGATGCTTGGTACTGTTGTCTAAACAGTTGTTTTTTAGCTGAATCTAACTGTGCTGGATTATTTAACAGTTCATTTCTAGATACGCTTTCGCTAATGGCACGTAACCCTGCGGTAGCCGCTGTGGCTATTAGAAGATCTCTGGCACCGCCATTGCCACCGTTTTTAGGGAAGAACGTTTGCGCAACACCGCTTACATCAATACCTGCTGCATTACCGATTGTTTGAGTAAGGAGATTAAAGCCTTCTTGACGAAGTCCTTCTGAGCTTAGATTTCTTACATTTTGGAAAAGATTTACTGCGGCAATACCTGCTTCTAATGGATTATTAAAATTCTTACCGCTGGTTATATAATCATATAGATCTATGCCAGCACCGAACACTCCTCCTAGTCCTAGGGTACCACCACCAGTTAAACTTATTGGACTTGGCGTAACATCATAGTGCTCTGTAACACCAAAGCCTTTTGGATTGCCGTTGGCGCCTGCTTCTACTGCGCCTCTATCATACCAAACAGCCTCATACATAACACTTATAGTGTTGACCATAGTAGTACTACCGTCTGCACTGTCTACAGTATCGTGTTGCCATTCTGTAATAATAGGATTTACAAGTGTGTAGGTTGTATAAGTCTTTCTACTTAGCTGCGATATTTGGATATTTTGTATGAATGGCACACTAACATTATTATCCAAACCATAGTTGTATTGATTTCTGCCCTGTCCTAGATAGGTATTATCGCCGCTGCCTGCTTTGTTGTATGCACCAGGATCAGAAGAATAATTTCCGTCTGCAAAATAATATCTATAGTATGCTTCTAACAGAGCAGTAGTTACACCGTAACTGTCATCATGGAAAACAATTTGCACAGGCACATACTCAATAGATGTCTGTATGTTCTTTTTCCTGTTGTATTTGTTTTTAGTATCTACCTGAGCAGCATATCTAGGTAAATCTGCACTTTTTACTAGCATGCCAATTTCAGTCGAATGTTTGTTTGTCAGATCAGGTAAAATTGATCTTGCAACTGGATCTAATTGAAAATTAACATGATAAAGAAATTTATTTTTAGGTGCAAGACGCATACTGTTTTGTATAAACAGTCTATTAGCGTGTTGCCAATCGGCCATGTTGCCTTTTGGCGATAGTGCGCCATTTGCTAGGTTATTGTAGAATGCGTTAAACTTACTTGCCATACTAATATTTATCAGTTATGATAAAGTGCGCACTTAATAAAAAAAGGGGCCGAAGCCCCTAATTTTACGGATCAAATTAAATGCCTGTATTAGGCGCCGCCGCCTGTTACAAGAGTATTAGTTGTACGCCCAATTGCTGTACCAATACCAGTACCTTGTGGTGACTGGATCGCATTATCGTATCTAATGCTTAGGTTAACAGTTACTGGATCGTTGTTCTGATAGTTTAATTCGTTATAGTTTGCATTTTCTAAGTAGCAACCGTATAGTTCGAATGTTTCTAGTACAGTTGGTGTGTTTGCACCGTTACCACCGTCTAGGATTTCAATACGTGTTGTAAACTTATAATCCAAACCAGATGCTGCACTTGACTGTTCGAAGAAGTCAAATTGCTTCTGTAGTTGTTCGCCAACTAGTTTTTGTACATTGTTGTTAACGTCTTCACGTAGTACAAGTGAAATTGGCTCCCAGGTATGCTTACCTGCTAGATACACACGTGAGTTATAAACATCGAGTGTGATCTGTTCAAAAGTTACGTTTGGTCTGTTCACGTTAACTACTTGCTTTGTAAGTTCCGTGGTAGGTGTTGAAACACCAAAGTTTTCAAGGCTTACTCTAAAGCGATACTGTAACTTTGGCATTAACAAGCCCTGGTTGCTAGCGGAATCACCGCTAGCTAGAGGAACTGTTATCTTTGATAGTGTTGAAATTGCCATTTAATTTGCTCCTAATCTATATGTATTTAGTCTATTATAGACCTGCTATTTCTCCAGTGTTCTTAAGTCTCAGCGGAATGTAAATGAATTCCACAGCCTTCACTGGTTCAATTGCAATATCTAAGTAGAGCTCATTACGGTCAATTCTGCTTGGAGTATTGTTTGACTCGTCACACACAACTAAGAAGTCATATAGTGCTCTCTGTCCTACTAGTTCTAACATTAAGCTCTCTGCTGCTTGCTTGATCTCATCTCTAGTGATCTTATCATTAGGTTCAAAGATATATGGTTTAGCAAGCTGATTTAACTGACTGCGTAAGTATATTACTAGTCTTGCAACATTGATTCTGTCTAGTGCGCTTGCGCCTCTTGAACGTGTTTTCTGACCGTAGTTAACAAGTCCTGCACCTGTAATGAATGTAATTGGGTTAACATTCTGTGCATACAACGTATCACGCTGGCCTTCGTTAAGAGCAACTGCTACAAATTCGCCTTCTGCATCAATGTATCCAGTTGATGTAGCGTTAGTAATGCCGCCACGTCTTGTACCTGCTGGTGCAAACCATGGGAAGCTTACCTGATCACTCAGTGCCATTGTGCGTAGCATCATATGACTTGGTGGAACAACTACATTATTACCTGCGTTGTCGCTTGTGAAGCCCCATGGATAAAACACGCCTAGGTATTCGTCGCGACTTACAAGTCCATCGTCGTTATCTTCTACTGCAAGATTAACGTTTGTTGCCCATTCGTTCAATGAAGTTGCATCTGGTGTTAGTCTTGCTGGGCTGTCGCCTACGATAAATGCACTTAGTCCACGATCAAAGTTAAGGCTGATCATTTCACCAATTAGTTCTGGATAACCAGGTGTTGCCATCAAGTTAAAGATACGTGATTCATCATCACGGATATCATCGTTTGAGTTCAACATAGCTTGTAGACTCTGTACAACAACTTTACGCTGTGCTTTGCGTCCAAAGCTGCCGCTACCGTCTTCTTGGTTACCTGATTCTGTAACCCAGCGGTTTTCGTAGTAACCGTCCATTGATTCGTCACCAAATCTAATGTTGTCTTCTGCTGTGTTAATGTAGTTGCGTACAAAACGTTTTACGTTAAATCCGCTTCTACGTAGATTGAACAGAATCATACCTTTTGGATATAGTGCAGGATCTGGTGCATCTGGATCTAAGTAATTGCTTGCTAATAGATCTGCAATTTCTCCTGCTTCGTCGCTATTTGCACCGCTGGTGTTGTAACGTGCGTCTGCAAATAGCACACCGTTTTCTGTTGTTTGATCACTCTTATCTAAAAGTTCCCAACGGTTAGCAATTGGTGTGTTAAGTTTATTTGCATTAAAGCGATAAATCTGTGGATAGTTTTCTAAGTCACTTGTGTCAATCCAAAGATCGCCGTTCTTGAGTGCTGTGCCATCACTTTGTAGTAGTGGTGTACTCGCAGCAACAATTGGACCTGCTGGATCTGTTTGTTCTGCTTCTTGTGCAGAATAATAAGGACTTGTTGTATCTAGGTATCCTACCCAAGTTGTACCGTTGTGGATCATAATATCCACTTCGTCTACAATTGAATTGTACCATAGAGCATTGTCTTCTGTTAGTGCTGTCGGAGCATCTTCGCTCGCAGTGTATGATAGCACTTTCCAGTTTGTAGCCATTAGTTCTAGTGGATTTGTACTAATGTCTGTTCCTGGAACATAGTATAGATTTGGTGTGCCTGTATTTGCATCTTGATATGCTGCAAAGCCCATTAATGTAAGTGCACCAGTGCTATCTGTGATTCTAAAGTCGCCGCCCTGTGCGTGTTGGATTAGTACTCTGTTCTGTGAGTCAACTGATGCAGTAATGTTTTGGAATCCTGCACTGTTGATTGCCCCTGCTACAGTATCCGCATCTGCTGCTGCACCTGCTGCTGTAAAGTTAACAGTAACAGCACTTTCTAGATCTGCGCTTCCTGCGTCTGATTCTTGAATAACAAAGCTGTTGGCACCTGCTTGAATTTGATTTGTAATTCTATTACTTGTAATTACAGTTGGTCCTACTGCTTCTCTGCGGAATATTTTAAATGTTGCAACAGGATCAGTATCTTCTGCAATAT